TCGACTTGTCCGTTATTTGGATCAACATTATATCCCTCGCTAGCGTCTGTATGTCTAGCCTCAGATAATTTAAACTGATACTTTTCTTGCATCATTTTAGAAACTTGTAAATTAGCTGTTATAGCGTAAGCAAGATCTGCTGCTAAACCAGCTGATATAGTTTCTCTTGTTAATACATCTAACTCGTTTGGATCTGTAATTTGTGCAACATAAGAAATTTTTATTGTGCTTTCATTACAGAGAATTTTTCTACCCTCTACTTTGTGATCTGAATTGTAAGCATCTAATCCTAAAAGTCTTAGACAATCACTTGGTAAAGTAAATTGAAATTTAAAACCATAAGCGGGTGTTGCGGTATCTTGAGCCAATTGCTGTCTTTTAATTAAGCAATTCCAAGGATGACTTCTATATACCGCATCCCTAATTGTTTCATACCTAGCGTTGCATAATCTTGCGTTTTTACTATTGTCAGTTAAAGCAGTAATACTCGCAGCTCCCAGCTGGTTCAACGCACTATTACAGATCTGCACAACACTAGCCATTTGTTATTTTCTCTTTCGTTTTTTTGGAAAGCCAGCTTTCATATTAGCATACGCTTTTGGTGTAATTGTACTCTTAGATTTTGGTCTTGATATTCCTTTTCGTCTACGAGCATTTATATTTGCGTATAACCCTCTTCTTTTAGCCATCTTATCCTCTTTTTCTTTTTTTTAACTTTTTAAAATCTGCACCAGTAATTCTATTCCTTGGTTTCGCTACTCGTGCAATTTTTTTTTGTTTAGTGGAAAGTTTTTTCATTATTTTTTCTTCTTTCCTTTTTTTGGTTTCTTAGGTGGTCTACCTCTTTTAGACCCGTATGTTCCTTTGCCTCTTGGCATAAGATCCTCCGTTGGTTGTTATTAAAAAGGGAGGCAGTCTCCCGCCTCCCTAAGAATTGATATTACTATCAATTATTACTCATCGCAAGGTACTTGAAAGACTTTTGCCTCTTCCATTCTAGTAGCACCTATTGCCATAGAATAATATACCTGCGTTGCATAACTTTTATCATCTCGTTCAGTTATCTTAGCTTTTACATCAGCTCCAATCGCTAATTTGATTGCATCTTCAGTAAAACCAAAACATAATCTGTCATCCGTATTAGTTGCATCGAAATTAAGTCTTGTAGACATAATAAATTCGAAACCTAAAAACGAATTGATCTCTCCTTGAGCTAAAGCTCTGATCGTATTGAAATCTGCAGATTTAACTTCTGTAGTATTTAATAGATCTTGGATCTGTTTTGGACCACAAACGAAAAACCTTTTTAGGCTAGGATCTACGCTGCCGTTGTCAAAGAAAAACTTAGTTTCTAATAACTTAGCAATTGTTAATCCATCCGTTTGTTGTGCAGTTGAGAATTTAGATGAGCTTGGTAAAGCTACAGCTGTTCCACCAGCAACGCCAGTATCAGCCGATCCTCCCAACGCTGCAATTATCTGATCGTCAATCGTTCTGTTCATAGCTGCAGCAGCCGCTTTAGCGTATGAGCTAGTTGGATCAACAAGCATTCTTACTTTGTCGAGATCATCTATTAAGTCAGCCCATTCGAAATCGCTCAAGCTGACTCTTCGTCTGCTGTGTGGTGTGTTCACTTGAGGAGTGTTCCCGTGCCTCGTTGTACGAGCAACCGCTGCGGTAGCTCCAATTTGGTCAAAGAACGCATTTTTTCCTCTGATAGTTTCCACATCAACAGCACCTCTTAGCTTACTCCCCATTTGTTGAGAAAGCATAGATACATTTGCAGAGTATTGTTCTACAAATGCTGTAGTAATTTGGTTTGACATAAGTCATCCCTCCTTATTAGTTGTTGTTAATGTTAAATCGGATGATTATCCTTGCGGGTCGCTCCTCGATTTTAGATCTCCTGGATCCCAATCTTTCTTGGTGTCAATTTGGGTCTTTCGATTATCCAAATCATTTTTAGAATTAACAAAAAAAAATTACTTATTCAACAGCTTTCTTTTCTCGTAATTCCAAAACTTCTTGTACTGCAGCTGCGTGATTAGGATGGTTTTTATCCCAGTACGCAGATTTAGGATCAGCTGTAATATTAGCAATTTCTTTTTCTATTTGCTTAGGTGTCATATAAGCTGGTCCATCTGCTTGAACAATTTTATCTTCTCCCATTTTATCAGCAAGAGTTGCAAACGCTTTTATAACAGCTGGATGATCTCCAAGTTTAGTTCCATCTGCTAAATTAGTATTCATAAACCCTTGTGGGAAAATTTCAGATACAATGTTATTTGCAGCTTGCACTTTAGTTGTATAGGCTTGACCCCACTCTGTTTTAAGTTCGGTTTCAGCTTTAGTTCTTTGTGCAAGAGCTATTTGATCTGCCTCTGATAACTCTTTAGAAATCATCTCGTTATAAAATTTTACAACGCCATCTGCTTGATTAGGAAGTAATCCTAATTTGTGAGCGTGGTCTGCAAAAGTTTTTAACGCCTCTTGATTTACATTTTGATCTTCTGGCAAATTAAATTTATATCCATCAGAATTTTTTGGTCTGCCTAATTTTTCATAAACAGCATCCCAATCTTTTTCTGTTGCAAATTTATTAGGTACTGGAATTTTATCAGCACCTACTAATTTTTGTGCGTGGACAAAACTTTTAGCCAGGCTTTCAATGTCTTTAATATTTTCTAAAGACTTATCTGCTTTAAGTTCATCAGAAAGATTTGCTTTCCAATCAACATTTTCATTTGGAGTTTTTGGTGTAGGATCTCCAGACAATACCGCATTTTGCTCCGCTTGTTCTGGAGCTGCTGGTGTTGCTACCTCTTGATTTTCGCTAGACATATTATTTCTCCTTTTTGTTTAGCATATTGTTTAAGAACAAGACCATTGATCGTTGTCCCTCTAAAAATGCGCTTTCGTGGCTATCTCCTTTTACAAAAGTAGTAGTCTCAAAGCTGCATCTCTTTTTAAGATCTTCAAGCACTCTTTGTCCGCTCTCAGATCCAAAAGTCGTTTTATAGTCTATAACTAATTGTTTAAGATCTTTATCATTCATTTAACATACCCGCCTTTAAAGCTGGTGCAATTTTACCAGCACTCTCAGCTACTTGTTGAGCTTGCTGTAATTCTGCTTGCTCAATTTGTTCTTGCTGTTTCTGCTGTTGCATTTGCTTGACCTCGGCAGTAGATCTCATAACTTTAGCTGGCAAGCCTAAAACATCTTTTATGTGATTGACTAAACCATCTACATCTAAGTAATCAAAAACTGGAGCTACATTCTGCAGCGATCCAAATATTTCTATACCTCTCATTATTGATGAAAGCTCTTGTGTCTTTTGAGCTTTGGCTAATGGAGATACATATTCTATTTCTATATCCTGGTTGCCAATAACATCTGGCACTTCTGGAAATTTTTTATTTTTAAATAATAAATTAAAAGATCTAGTAATTAATGGCTGCAACAATTCAGATTGTAGTCTACCTAATACTGGTCCAAGTAATCTCATCTTTTCCTCAGTACGCTGCATAACTTCTGTCGCTGTCATATTTTGACCCTGGATAGTCATTAATTGATCTACAAAGAAATTTTCTCTAATAGCTTTTCTTCTCTGTTCTTCCATCTGTAAGCCTATTGGATTGTTAGCTCCAATATTCATCGGCTCAATTCTTTCTCTAGTACCAGCTCTATAAAAATTTAATCCGCCAGGAGTTGTTCTTACTGGTAAAATAAATCCGTCATCTGGGACCATTAAAGGTGGGTCGATCTGTTTTTGTGCAGCTTTGATTGTAGTCTTAACCATTGTGTTAAGCATCTTAACATCTGGTAAAGCGTTCATAGCTGGAGATCTTCCATAAATTTCATTGCTGCTAGATTTTAAATATCTAGGAACAACATACGGAAATTCTTTAAAACCACTTTCTCTTAGTATAGCTCCGCTCTCTTCGTGTATATGACAAGAAACAAAATCCATATTCTTATTATTGTCATAACCCATCGGAGTTGTTGATGGATGTACTGAGTGAATAATAGCTGTCTCATCGTGAGGTGCATTTTGTATTTTAGATAAAATATTATTAGGCAGCTGAGCATCTGGGTACATTGCTAATAAGTTTCTATTTTTTAAATGAAACTTTCTTACTAAACAATCCACCATACCTTTTTCATTTTCAGTAATATAAATTTCTGAGATATGTATTGTTTTAAATCTTAGATCATCCTGGACATCATCCGTGATAAACATTGCGGAAGTTCCAAATGCTAGTAGCTCGTGGTATAACTCAAATATTTCTTGTTGAAAATTTGATCTTTGAAAAACTTGTGTCATAATTTTGGCACAGCTCTCTAACCATTCAACAGCCTCATCTTGCTGGTTCATCTCATCAGATCTATATTTTAAAACAAACCACGGAGATATAGTGTTCGTCAGCATACCATTTAAACTGGCTGAGAGCAGCTCTAAGGCGTGTGTAGCAGTTCCATCGTATATTTGGTCGTGTCTCTTATCTCCCCTGGTTCTTTTAAGCGTTATGTTAGATTTTCTTGGTAAAAAGAAATTTGCTATATCTTGCCAATGATCTTCCCAGGTAGATCTCTGATGTTTCAATGCTGAGTATTTATCTAAAATATATTTGGCTTTTTTATCTACTGCCATCTATCCTCCTAATAATGTGAATTTCTGAGTTGTTAGTTTGTTATCTCCCAAACCTTTAGCTCCAGTTAAGATGGTGCTAGTTCTGCCTTTACCTCTCATCATATCCGTTTTACTTACAGCCGTTGCTTGTGAAACTTCTGGTTTCGTTGGCGTTGGCACATAAACGGGTGCTGGCGGTGGACTAGGTTTTGGTAAAACTTTTCTTGCTACTCCTCCCATATTATCCTCCTAATAAAGTTTTCTTTGTTATTTTACTTGGGTCATCTTCTAAGCCATCAGCTCCAGTTAATATTGTTGATGATCTACCTTTCATATTAGCTCTAGCTTTTGCTCTTCTTAATCTTATCTCCTCAGCTCTTGCAGCATCATCATACTTTGGCGGTTCTGGCAGCGGTTGTACTGGCGGAATTGCTGGCATCGCTGGTATCTTTGGTTTTAAAAATCCCATAATTTAATCTCCGTGTATGCTATAATTATTTATAGCAAATTTTTGATTTACTCTAGGTTTATCTGGTAAGTCAGTTATTGACATCGCCATATACCTCGCAGCATCGCAAGCGTGGCTGGACCAATCTTTAACTGGCTTATTAGAAAACATTTTATTTTTTTCATTATACTTTCGATGGTATTGACGCAACGCATTTATTAATGGTTTTGTATTTTCTATGTCAAACCAACATCTAGGCAGTATCATTTTTAAACTATGAATACCATCCTCTAAAGCAAGTTTAGGTAAAATTCTAAACCTTATTCCCAATTGGTAAGCTACCTCTTGCCTGGTCTTACCCGTTGAAAATTCCATAACTTCTATATCGTGTGGAGCATAATGCTCTCCATAAATATAATCTTTATCTTTTACTACCCTAACATAGTGAGGTAATCCCTCTCTGTTGTTTTCGTAATAATCAATAATAATAATCTGGTTTCCTAAGATCTGATAAAAAACAATAGCTGTACTATCATCCACTCCTAGATCCCAGGCTGTATGTACCTCCAGGCTAGGATCATAACTCATTTTAGTCAGCTGGTTATTATCCTCTAAAGTTTTAATTAGATCGCCATATACAGATCCCTCTATATTCGCAATCCAATCACACTCAAATTCTTGTCTGTACTTTGTATCTCCCATCTGAGCTTTAGCTGCATCAAGCTCTTTCTGGTCAATAATTTTTGTCTCGCTGGCTTTAGCTGTATAAGTGAACCACTCATCATCTCCTAAAGCATACTGGTATAATTCATAAAATAAATTTGCCATACCAGCTGGCGTACCTATGAAATATGCAAATCCCTTTCTGTCGGATATGGCTGGTCTAATTATCTCGTTCCATAACCTCGGATCTATTTGCGCTACCTCATCTATACAAACTCCGTCTAAGAATAAACCTCTCAAGCTGTCTGGCTGTTCAGAGCTGAGTAGTGTTATTCTGCTGCCATTCGGCAAATCACATCGCAGCTCCGTCTCGTGGAATTTTGCTCCTGGTATTTTACCAGCAAACATTTTTAAATAATCCCAGGCTATAGACTTAGCTTGTTT